GTCTACAGCCGGGCACCTCAAAACAAATTAGACCCGCCCCCTGCTTAACCTTTGCGATCATTTATATGTTTCCACAAGTGCCGATCAACGCCGTCGCCTATTCTTTGCACCTTAGATTCCAAACACTCAATGCGCTGAACCATTTTAGTTGATACGTGATCGGATTTAATTTGCCGATGTTCTAAGCCAGCCCCTCTTCGGACACCTTCGCAATACGCTTTTACAGCATCCTTAAAATCAACCCACTTACCTTCATCGTCTTCGATAAAACCATGATATAATACTGTCCACCTTTGCATCATTGTCCATCCCTCCCAAACTTCTTAACTGTCTCCATTTCGGCCATGCGTTCGGCCAGCTCGCGCTTAACCTTGCCATCGTATTCGATGATCGCTGCGCGTTCGTCGTAATATTCTTGCCTATTTGGGTCCATGTATTGCTTCATTCGGAATTATCACATAGTCGTTAAGTTGATGCCAAGCTCCACATTTAGGACAAATCCAATTTGACCACACTTCGTCAGATGGCTCTCCAAAAGAATCCGCTTCCATTTCATCCTCTGTGCCAATCCAAAAACATATAGGACATTTATATCGATTCATCCGCCTTTCTCCCTTCCATAATCTCATGGCAATCAAAGCATGCTGATTCATGATTTGAGCGTACAAGCCGCAGTTCTGGGTATAAGTCAACGGGTTTGATATGATGTACCAGCACAGCGGCCCTGATACGGTTGTGGATACGCTGGCATCTTTCGCATAGAGGATCATTTGTCAGCTTTACCGACCTGGCTTTTTGCCATGCTCGATCATAACCACGGGAAGCTGCCGAGCCGCGATGGCGGTCATACTCTTTATTGTCCGGATGATCGGGGCAGGGCTGGCTATTTGGGCAACCTCTGTTTCGGCATGGTCGGGTTATCGATGGCATTAGGTTTCCTCTATTCCTGCAACCCGTGATTTTCGATATGTTCAATGAAAGAATCGACAACCTCGATAAACCGTTCAAGTCGATCATCGATACCACTGGCGTAATAAGTTGTTTTCATCGCTTCAATTTCACCCTTGGCACGTTCCCATGCCATTGTTCGCATTGCTCTTAATTCTCTGCTTTCCATATCGGTTCCTCCCCTTCGTTGTCCGGATCAACCCCCGGAATGACAATTAAAGTTATTTTATCACCGTAAACTTTACGGGCTTCGTTTATTTTCTTATTCATATCGGCTAAACTTCCATTATAGAATATTCGTTTAAACTTTAAGGCTTTTTGATTTTCAGATATTTTTTCTATTATGTATTACATAGTTTACTAAATACATTTTTTCCTTCAGGGAAATCCGATTCTTCATTTGCTTCTTTATTCTTCTTCTGCTTCTTCCTCTGCTTCTGGTTGGTCATGTTGGCGTCAGCTTGGCGTCACGTTGGCGTCAATAAACCCTAAATCTGTGAATTTGTTGATATCTGGACTATCCGTCATAAAGCATATTTTTTGAAGTATATCAGGTGACGCCGGTATGACGCCATCGCGGTCCGCAGCGAGCAACCACATGGCGACAAGTTGCCCTCTTTCTGAATCTGTCAAGGATACCCATTCAACATTACGCATAAGGCATCGATGAATTTTTATCCAAGGCGGCTGTCCTCTATCGGATCGGTAGGTTTGCCATTTTTTCCAGTTGGAAATCATAATGTAGTCCATCTCACAGCCTCAAAAGCACAAGTCTTCCCACAACGTGGGATAGCGGCCCACAAGCGCAAGGGTGCGCTTGTTGTTGTGGGAAGACTTGTGTATTTGAGGTTGATTGGAATCCGCTATATTCCATGATATTAAACCTATAATATACTTTTTTAAATTTGTCAAGCGGTATTCCCAAAAAGCGATTCCCGCACCGCCACCGGATCAAGATCCAGCGTATCACAAACCGCAAGGAACGATCCCGGTGCATGTTTACGATCCGATTTAAGCCATGCCCTTGCAACTCTCCAATCCCTCGCTGTCGGATAAGATGAAAAACCGATTACCCTTTTTGAAAAAGATCGGTAATCCTCGATCATCTGAATCAGCATAGACGCCCACAACGCTTTATATTCATCAATCGGGCTTACCCGCTTCCCCCAATCAACCGGGCTTAGATCGTCTTTTGTGTTTGGATGGTTGGTATAGTCTGGCATTGTTCCTCCTTTTTGATGATTTCGTATGCTGGATCGTTTATGTCCCAAAGATACTCAAGCCATTGATCACGGATACTTTCCCCTAAATCAAAACAAAATCCATGAACCATTAAATTGAGCGCCATGTCGCCGCAACTTTCGCACAACCACCACGGCGCAACTGTTTGGTAATTATCATAATCATACATACTCCACCGATACATTTTATCGTTTACGCTTATCGGTTTGAAGCAAGTGGAACATTTGCGGGCGGTCCGGCAAGTTACCTCTTTCGGATAGCCTACCGTTAAAATCCCTTCGTCATAATCACAACTGCATGATATGGTCATCTTAACCCCCTTTATAGTTTGGTTCCAGTGACAAGTAACACGCCCTGTTTTTAATGTCAAGTGTAATTACACACAAAAATAATTTAAAATAGTTGTTGACAGGAATTTATCTTGTGTGTTAAAAGTCACTCATGAAAACTAAACCGAACCATAAAAAGTTAAGGCAATCAATAAAGATCCTTCTAATCCGCAAGGAGATGGAAGGATCTCAAGGTTTCCTGGCATCGGAAATCGGCTGCAATCGAAACAGCCTTTGCATGGCCCTGTCTGGCTATCGTTCCGGCCCCGAATCGATCCGGATCTTGAAACGGCTGAAAGGGTATTTGGTGGCGATATGACGCCGATACTCAAGCCATCTCAAGGTGGTTACACTTATAACGGCATCTCCTACGATTCCAAAGAGGAAATCTATTTTTCCTGGTATCTCGATGAATTGTTTGAAGCTGGCTATATCGATGAATATTGCCGGCAGCCCGAGCCGTTTAGCTTATTCGATCCGGTTCGATATAATTGGATTTTGTCGTTAAAAACCAAAAAGAAGGAAATGACTACCACCTTGCTGCGGGCGCATTCATACCAGGCTGACTTTAAAATTGAATGGAATGCCAGCGCCATTAACTTGTTTTTTGATATAAACAAGCTGAATGGAGGTCCGTTTTTCAGCAGCGAATACGGCACTTCATTCATCGACGTTAAGCCATCATTCGATATGCAGAACATGACCCGCCTGTTTACAATCAATCAAAAATGGGTTTATCAGCGATTCGGGGTTTATGTGCAGAAAATAGTGCCTCAGAAGCTGTTCAAGGCCACCTTCACCCCAAACCGATACCTTTACACGGACAAGAGTTCAAAGCCCCGCAAAATCGATTACCCGGTTCAAACCTTAACCGAATTTATAAGAGGATAAACTATGCCGACTCAACTGACAGGTCCAGTGTCACCGATGATCAAACGGGTTAACTCGATCATTATGTGGGAACGTGTAGACGCTTTTCTGTGTAAAGCGATCCCCTTTATTTTTCTGTCCGCTGCTTTTTTTGTGATCGGATGGTGCATGGCTCTGTGGAGACTTTCGCAATGATAATCACAAAGCCCGGCATATACGACATATCAAACCACGATTACCATTCAGCGCAAGCCATGAGCCCGATCACCGGCAAGCTGGAACCGGTCATGTCCAAGTCTGCCCTGGTCAAAGGTGATCGCTCATGGGCGCATTACAAAGCCTCAGTGAACTTTCCGATGGTGCCGTCACCGATCATGGAGTTTGGGACCGATGCTCACACGGCAGTTCTGGAACCGGCTATTTGGAAAAAGCAGAAAGGCGCCTGGTTTGGATCAATGAAAGTCAAGCCAAAGTTTTCCGGGAAGGGATCGACGGATTTGCGGAAAGCATGGGAAGCTGAAAACGCCGGTAAGAACATCATAACCACTAAAGAGTTTTTATCCAAAAAAGATCACTTCCATAAAATCGACCGCATCCGTGAACAGACATTTGAGCATCCCGAAGCTGGTCCGCTGCTTTCCGGCGGTATTGCGGAAAGATCCTTTTTCTGGTTTGATGAAAAATATCAAGTCTGGTTAAAGTGCCGCCCGGATTACCTGACCGCTGATTCGGAATACATAGAGTTTAAAAGCTGCCCGGATGCCCGACCCCGGAATTTTTTGCGGTACATCGGGCACCTGAATTATCACTGGCACGCTTTATATCTTGACGGCATGACAGCAGTTACCGGCTACCATCACCAGCGCATGCGGATCGTGGCCGTTGAAACTGCCGAACCGCATGCAGTGTCCGTATTTCCTATCGATACCGCTACAATGGAAATAGGGCGGCTTCAGTACCGATCAAAGATCAAGGAGTATGCCGAGTGTCTGAAAACGGATACCTGGCCGGCATACGCATTGAATAACGAGCCGCTGAAATTTTCCCGGCAAGCCTTAACCGTATCTCAGGATGTTTGGGATAATATGGATGAATATTGAATCTTGCGCCGACTGCCGGTTGATCACCGGATGGGCATGCAATAGCCTGGTTTAGCGACTGGTTGACCACTCTACCCATAACAGGATGAGTTTTGCATGTTTGGCCCGACAAACGGGAACAGGCGCAATACAAATTCAAACAGGAGCGTTATGAAATATCTATCAATGGCAATATCATCAGTCGGAATCATCGCTGTTTCAGGATGGTGTGCAATTCAATTAGACAATATTTGGGCGCTGTTGATCGGTATGTGCGTTGCCGTATTCTTGGCATTTGGCATCAGCACGGCTAAGGATAAAATTCAATAAGGAAGATTATTAAAATGGATCATTGTCCACACCCTAAAAATCACCGATGGCAATATCCTTTATTTTGGATGTGCTGTTTATGCCTTAGATATTTTTGGGGGAAAAAAGAAAATACACCGGTTTCTGATATTTACGGAAATCCAACAATCAAAAAGGAGCATTAAACAATGACAACCGAAAACACAGAAAATTTACCAACAGTTAAAGAGGTAACCATTCCGGAAATCGTAGGCGATTCGATCTTTACCGATACCGCCCGGTTCGTATTGGCGCAGAGGGTTGCAAATGCGCTGGCATCGTCAAGCATCGTGCCGGAAAGTTTTAGAGGTAATATCGGAAACTGCATGATCGCGCTGAACATGGCCGGACGGATGGAGCTTGACGTTTTTATGCTCATGTCGTCAATGTACATAGTACATGGCAAACCCGGCCTTGAGGGTAAACTGATCATCGCCCTGATAAACAAGTCCGGTCTGTTTCGGGGTCCGCTCCGGTTTGAGTTTAAAGGTGAAGGCGATATCCGGAAGTGCCGAGCAGTTGCAAACCGGAATATTCACCCGGATGAACCTTTATGCGAAGGAACATGGGTTACATGGGCAATGGTTGTGGCTGAAGGATGGAACAAAAGGTCTGATTCAAAATGGAACACCATGCCGGATCTTATGTTTCAGTATCGCGCAGCTTCTTTCTTCGCAAATATTCATTGCCCGGAGGTTAAAATCGGCATGCAATCTTCGGAAGAATTGATGGATACCGCCGCCGCATCGCCACTGATCCCGGTCCACGGAACATCCACCCCGGAAACCACCACCGGCAAGCCGAATTACGATGTTACGGAAAAGGCGACAATGGACGATTTAACCGATCCAAAAAACTTTAAGGATGCCCCGCCGCCAAAGCCGATCTTTTTAGATGACAACGGAAACGAGGTTGAAATAAAAGACAAGGAGCCCGTAAACGCTCCACCAGGCCCAGGCGTTACCGGTAGTTTCACCGGCCACCGCACATCCCAGGAAGGCCCCCCGGGAGGCCTTAAAATGGACGGATCGAAAAAAGAAGAACCGCCGCTGCCTGAGCCGCCCAAGCCTGAACCAATCGAAGCGGAACATTTTTACCGAAAACGGCAACCGGCAGTCCAGGCATTACTTGACGCCCCGGGCAGAGTCGAAGCGACGGCGGGCCATATCCTCAGAATGCTGTGGACAAAGATCGAAAACCAGAAATGGGATATTCAGCACCCGGCGTACCAGGAATGGAAAGCAGCGCAAACCGCCGGTAAAGCCCATGCAGGAAAATTCACCGGTGCCCCCACGGATAAGATCGGCGATGATCCGGATCATACGTTGCTGAAAAAACTGCATGCGACAATCCGCGAAATGGGGCTTGATCCGGTCGGCACACAGAAGGTCATGTTTGCCAAATTCGACATCACGTCCAGCAAGGATATCACATTGCAGAAAGCAACCGATGCCTTTAGCCTACTCGATGCCTTGATCCCTGTAAATGGTTTGTCCTACTTGCTGCAAAATGTCCAGAAGATCACAGACAAAGCTGGAAAAAAGGTCAATGTGATCGCCCTGGCCATTTCTAAAATCCGGGAGTTTTCGCCAAAGATCACCGGGGAAATTACCGATCTTTACGAAATCTACGATAAGCCCCAGGTCATCGAATGGGTTCAAGATAGCATGGACGAATGGATTGCCGCGGTACCCGATCCGGCAAAGAATCAAAGCGCCGGGCCCCCCGACATGCCGCCACAAAAACAACAGCCGCTTGAATCTAAAATCTTGCCCACGCTGAAAACGGTAATGGATGCGGTTAATTATGCTGCCGACCTGACAGGCACGTCAAAGGCCGATTTATGGTCACCGGAGTTTACCAAGCTAGCCAGCGATACACAGGTCTTCATCAAGGAAGGCTTCGACATTAGCTTGCAGGAATTGGCTGCCGGATTGCCGGATGGTACAGCGGAGAAAATGCGGGAACATTTCGTGAAGTTTATTGAGAATATGAGCAAGGCGTAAACAGTTTTGCGGGAATCCGAAACCTTTGGCCGGAGTTAGAAATGGGCTGTTCGACTCAGCCGCCCGCAATTAATTTAAAAAGAGCATTAAAAATTGGAGAGTAGCTTTATGGACAGGGTATTTAAAAAGATTAGGAAGGTTTTTAATTTGTATAAGGATTTTAAAAAGTTTAGAAATCTAAGCCTTAACAATCAAGTCCGGAAAAGCTGCACCCCTGGAAAGATTTATGTGGCTGGATATTACACCAAGGATGAGCTTATCGGAATTATTGAGAAAGGAAAATGGTGATAATCAAAATGGGAGAAGCAATGGAAATGGCTGCAATGTTGATGAACATTCCAATGAAAGATGCGCCCAAGCTGGCTATTGAATATGCCCATCATCTTTCAAGAAATCGTGGTTTTTGCAGCGAGATTCTTATTACAGCCTATGCCCACTATGCCCAGGCCGTCGAAGGTTTCCCGTGCAACGATGATCTGTATTTGATTGACGATAACGGCAAGGCGTGGTTCGCAGAGCATAAGGCATAAAGGAGACATTCCAAATGGGAGAAGCAAGAAACCACAGAAGATTAAAGGAAAGGCAACGTAAAGCCATGGGCGCACAAGGCGTAAAGCAAGTCGACGTTCAAATCAATCCAGCGGATCTGGAATCGTGCAAATGTTCAAACGGAAGTTGCGGTTCGGAATTATTTGAAAAGGCGCATCGGATCAAAACGGTATCGGCATTGCATCCGAAAAATCCAACCCAAAAAGATATCTTTGCCGATTTCCCCGTTAACGTCTGCAGGGTATGCGGGACCGAGTTTAAAGCTGAATAAATTTTATTTACAAGGAGGATAATATCATGTTTTCAGTAGCTCAAAAAAGAAAGATATCAGATGAAATTCAAAAGATTTTAAGAAAAACAAATCACCCCGAATTGCCAACAACCGAAATTCCGTTTCATATCCATGTAAAGGGTGCTATGTCGTGGTCATGGGCCGATAAAGAGAATAATGGCTCAATTCTTGATCCGGGCATTAACCCTCATAACGAAATACAAGATCCATCATCTGGTTCAACGGTTGCCGATATTTAAGCACGCAACCCGGAAAAGCCGCTTCGGATTGCGCGAGTAAACAATGCGGCGACTATAGGAGATAAAACCCTATGTCAACGGAAGTGACAAAAAAACTGGTAAAGGCGATTGAAGTCCTTGCGGACAAGGTGGTGAATGGTGATCTAACTGGCCCTGTCTCGATGGATGAAGCTCTGAAGTACACACAGGCCGCACTGCATGCCGCCCACACGATCCAGGTGCTTGACCTCGTATCATTGGCATAGACAGCGCATCGATACACCAATCCGGCCACCCCGACGGGTAAAGTAAGCATCTGCAAACAGGCTGCCAGATGTCTGAACGGGGTTTTTTAAAGAGAGTTGCGTTTAAAAAAGGAGGCGGAATGCAAACACCGGCACTAATTGAAGGACGTGACGCTTTTGAGGCTGGATTAGACGACGATATGAATCCATACGATGAAGAAAGTTTAAATTACGATGAATGGCTGTGCGGATATATTGATGCGGCTGAGTTAGAGAAATCTTAACTCATGGCCCTAAAAAATCGACCATACCAAAACGACATGGAAGCAGTCTTTTTCGACAATATCGATGTAAAAGACGATTTTTTAATCATGGGACCGTGCGCATCCGGCAAGACGATTGTTTTCAGCAACATCACGAAGCGGTATCGTGGCATGTTTAAGGATCGGAAAATTTGCATCGTAACCAGGATAGGCACCCTTGTCACGCAGGCGTATGATAAACTAATGGGTCAATTTCCCTTGGCGGTATTCGGTCAAATCGGTATTGCCAGTAAAAAAATATCAAGCAATGTCGAAACAAACTTACCGATCACAATAGCCACCATTCAAACCCTGATCAATAATCAGCCAGCCGTACCGTTCGACCTTATTGTCATCGATGAAGTCCATCAGTTAAACAGCCGCAACCGTAAAAGCCAGATGGGAACATTCCTTGAATCACAGAAGAAACAGAATCCGAATTTAAAAGTTATCGGCTTTACCGCAACGCCGTACCGCTTAACATCCGGCATGATCTATGGCGATAATTGCAGCCCGGGAACGATCAACTGGTTTAACGATCTTGATTATCAGATCACCATGTCCGAGCTGCAGGATCAAAAATATCTTGTTCCGTACCAGGCAAAAGAGATCGTAAACATTGAAGCTGAATTAAATGGCATCGAAACGAATAATACCGGTGATTATAAATCGAATCAGTTATCAGACACAATGCAGAAGCCACGGCACGTTGACAGCGCCGTCAGTGCCATAAAAAAGTATGCCCAGGGTCGTAATCACCTCGCGGTGTTCTGTGTCGATATAGCGCATGCTGAACGGGTTGCCGGGGCATTTAGGAAAGCTGGCTATATGTCTGAAACCGTACACAGTAAAAGGGAGGAATATCAAATTGTTAAATCGATCAAACGATTTGAACGCGATGGTGGAATCCTTGTTTCAGTTGAATCCCTCACCACCGGATTTGACAGCACTTGTATCGACTGCATTTTATTCACTCGACCGACAAAAAGTCCGTCTCTCTTTGTCCAAATGTTCGGCAGAGGACTTCGGTTGCACGATGGAAAGATCGATTGCCTCATGCTCGACATGGCAAACCTCTTTCGCACGCATGGGAATCCAAATGATCCGGAGATTGTCATTCCGACAAAGAGCAAAAAAGAACGGAAAGCGGAGGAGGAAATCTGTAATGAATGCCGATTTGCTCAGTTTAACGAAGATTCCCGCAAGCTGATTTGCACAAACCGGAAATCAATTGCATTCCGTCATTTCGTTGCAAAGGATTTTACTTGTGATCATTTCGCCGCAAAGCAAAAGATTCGGACGTGCGAAGTCTGCAAAACCCCGCAAATCCGACCATATAAAACCAACTTTTGTATGAAATGTTTAACCCCATTTAAACAACCGAAACCAGTTACCGCTAAGTTTACCGAAGACAACAATCAATACGAGCTATCCAATGTCAAGTTTAATAACGCGGCGGTAATGGCCATGGTCGGTAAAAAATCATTGAAGTTGCACACGTCAAGGGCTGGCAATCAAGGCCTACTTTTAAAAGTGTCCTGCAAGGTCAATGGCGGTAAAGACGTCTATGTCAACGAGTTTATGGACCTGACCGGCATTACCGGCGCTCGGGCACGGATGCGCGGAAAGTCGTTGTTTACTAAATTAGTCGGTAAATATCCGGCCAATAATAACGATGCGATTAAACTTGGTCGTGATTTTTTAAAAAATTTACCCAACCGCGTCGGCGTTGTTAAGTCCGGCGGATTTTGGAAATTGGATTTGAGATAGGAGGATTCATGGATACCGTTATACCAAAAAATATATTGAAAAGAACCGATCTATCAGCAACTGAAAAATTAATTTTCGGATACCTTTACTCTCAAGTAAAAATTAAAAAAACAAAAGAGATTGCAACTGCATTAGGAAGTCACAAATGCACTATACCAAGAAACATTAAAAAATTAAAGTCTCTTGGATTAATTGAAAGAGTTTCTTCAAAAGATGATAACCAGCATAAGCACATTCTTGGATATAAAATCAAATAACCCTAACCGTACACCAAAAGGATTTAAAAAATGTACTCAATGTTTATAAAGCATGGTCTACTTTATATTCATCATAGTTTTGAACCTGAATTTTATTATAATGATGAGCTTGATTTATCCTTGCGCTTTAATCGTTGGGAACTATTAGCTATTATAATTATTTAAGATGAGAAAGGATTTTGAAATGAAAGGTACTAAAGTTGTCATAACCGATGAAACAAAACCTATAAGATTCGGAACATTCCTTGAGTTTGGAGTAGCATATACGGCTGTTGGTACTGCACCTGGCATGTATTCAACCGCAATAGTCATGCTTAGCAATGGGCAAGTTGTTAATGTTCCGGTTGAATCAATAACCTTTAAAACAAATAAAGAGTGCCCGGAATGCCAACAAAACAAAGATTTTGACATGACCTTCTGTGCTTGCTGTGGTAGGGAATTATGAAATCCATTTACATAATCATGTGTATTTTATTCCTGATAATATTCCAAGGCTGCGCGTCATATCACACTGACCATCAAGCCGGATTCGATTCTTTCAATCGCGCATTCTATGAACTTGAATCAACAGAGCAATTTCATGAAACGATAACCTTGAAAGATGTTAAGGTTCATATCGTTTCAGATCGTTCATTGTTTGACTGGCCGGCAGTTGCTGATGAAAACTCCCCGATTGCCGGATACGCGAATACCAAGAATGAAATATGGATATTCGGAAAAATGGTTAATGAAAAGATCATCGTTAATCAGGCGATACTTGGCCATGAATTAAACCATTTGCTAAACTGGAAACGTCCGGTGGTTGCTAATCCGGACAAACTAAGGAGCATTTTAAAATGAAAATAGAAAAAGCACATTCTGACAAAGGTTTAGCCTTTAAGATTACACATAATAAAAACGGCTTTGCATTCGGTTTATTGAAATGGCCATGGGTAAACATTATAGATTTTAACTGTAATTTTTGGCATAGACTTTGCTGCGCCTGTTGGTTTTGGGGAATCAAAGAGAACCATTTCCAAATCCGTTATCTTTGGTTTACGTTTATGTTCATTTTCCGTGCAAAATAAGGAGTGTTTTGAAATGGATGCTTTGATAACACACATTATAATATTTAGTAGCTTTGCGTTTGTAAACTATTTTTTATCAAAATTAACACCCGATAAAGCATTTGAGCGAACTTATTTTCAAGGAATCGCTATTTTAATGTGTCTGTTTTGGAGTTGATGCAAAATAACATCCCCGAAATAAAGCAGCAGACCGATATCGTAGCCGTGATTTCGGAAGTCGTTGACTTGGATAAACGCGGATCACGGCACGTCGGTTGCTGCCCGTTCCATGACGAAAAGACCGGATCGTTTACCGTGTTTGCAGATGATCAACGGTTCCATTGTTTCGGCTGCCAAGAATCCGGAGACGTGTTCGACTTTCTGCAAAAATACCACGGCGTAACCTTGCCAGGGGCAATCAAGATGCTGAAACCGGACTACAAGCCCACCAGACGACGCAGGATCGACACAGCGGCCACCAGGCATAAAAAGCTGTGTCTGTATATGGATCTTTGGAAAGCTGTCTATTTCGACCACTTGAGCGAGTCCAGGCGTCAACGTATTCTTGATTATTGCATTGATAATTGGCAACCGTGGCATCGCCCGGAACATTTCAGGCTCATGGTGTTTAACCGGTGGCGCCGATGGATTATTAAACGCCCGGCACTGGTTAAGGAATGGCAAAAATCAGTTGAGGAATACAAAAAGAAAAAGGCCACCCGATTTGGCAAGATGGCCCTTGATATTAAAACTGAGGATGATTTGATTGAGTTTATTATCCTTGTTCTATCGTTAAAATTTCAGCAGTCCGACCCGCCGCTATAATTCCTTCCGACTCCAACATAGCACACGCCTGAGACGTTATATCAGCCGAAAGATCGACATCACCTTCAAGTTGAATCCAGAAAGCAAACTGCTTGACCTGGTTATCAACCGACCCGGTAAATGCAATCCGCTCCGGTCCTGTGAATCTTAAAAAGAAATCTTTACTTGTGATCGGGTTCAGAAAATTCACCTGTTTCAAAACTGTATATCCAGCCAGCTACAGGTTGCGGATCGATACCAGTTAAATCGATAGCAAACCGGAATGACTTTGGGGAAAATCCAACGGTGAAGTCGTCCGGCACTTCATGGATTCCTACGACTTTTGATTGATATATTTCGGCTACTTTTTTCATGTTTCACCTATGGTAAAATAAATGTTTTTGGGAGTGGAATTACAATACAAATGCCAGAGCCGCCGTTTCCTCCGTGTTGAGCGCCACCACCAACGCCCCACCCGCCACCACCGCCACCACCGGTATTAGCAGCCGCTGCAACTCCTGGACCTTCTGTAGCAGGTCCAGCACCACCGGCACCATAGCTTCCGCCACCGCCAGACGATCCACCAGCAACACCCCCTACTCCATATGCGCCAGCACCGCCAAAAACATGTTGCCGGCCACCCTTTCCGCCGCCAATATGAGTTTCACCAGTCGAAGTGTCAGTCTGATCAGCATTCGCGCCTTTACCACCTACAGATGTTACCAAAGCTCCAAAAGACGATGCTATCCCTGAAGCACCCACAGCATGATCTCCGCCAGCACCCCCAGCACCACCCGTGCCAATCGTTACCGTTTCGCTTGAGGTCCCACGAACATTAACCACTTCAGTCTTGCACTCTCCACCCTCTCCACCAGCGCCATCTGTACCAGCAGTTTCCCCTCGTTGCCCACCCCCACCACCGGCTGCGATGATAACAAGCACATACTCAACTCCCGGTGGTCGATACCATGTGCCTGTTGCCAGAAAGGTTTGAAGATCGGGAAATAATGGCGCAAAGTGCGAAAATGGCGGAAGCATCAACCGGCTTTTATACGCTGAACGTGTCATGATGCCCCCTACGTTAATTTATTAACAAACCCAAAAATGACAAGCACATCTGCAACAGAACCGAATGCGGCAATGGAAAGCCCACCGTTTAAGCACCATCCAGGTACTATCAAAGTCGGTCCCGCTTCGACCGGAATGCCATCGAAATTGATTAAATCATCAGGATCTGTCACGCCACCCCATTCGATAGTTAAATCAACTGCCGCAGAGTGCGTATTCAAGGCCCATAACCACACCTCATCTATCGATAGTGCCCCCGCTACAGCCGTGTGAATGGCCGTCCCTGCCGTTGCCGCTTGAACAACCTTTATGCCCCTACCGTTCGTTGATCCGCTCAAAAGTGCTTTTGCTACTGCATCGCCGATAGCCATTTTAAAATTCTCCCTGTTTTTTAACTAAAAACTTGTCCCTGCAAAAACGATATTCCGGTCCTTTGCAAAATCCATGATTTGGTACCAGGGTTTGTGTCTGGATTAATAATGCTCGGGTCCAATTCGGCGCCGCTGGCGTCATCGTCAAGTATATAAAAATATGCTTTATTCGATGCTAAAACAATGCTGACATCCAGATCGGTTAACGAGTCGCCGTCTATCGCATCCAGCGCCTTTGCACCGCCGCCCGTTCGTGAAGTCGCATACCAAAGTTTGGGAGTTGCCATTTTATATCGCCTCTATTAATGCAATATCAATATAACTATATTTTTTATGATCATGGGAACCTTGCGGTAATTCGTCATCAAACAACGCAAATATGATCCATTCCCAATCCGTGTTATTTTTAGAAACAATTCGCCATGCCAGCGGTCCCGGCCCGACTACTTGAACTACGTCATACATAAACTCGTAAAAATCAACGTCCCGATCCTCAAGCAACCGAAAAGAAAGCCGTCTTGCCACCGATCTTTTACGCACATAAAATCCGCCAGAGTTTAATTCTTTTTTTATTGAATAATCCTTAAATCCTTCAGGTATTACATATTGCGGATCTTTATATTCTTTAGGTATTCCTGCTTGAATTATTCCGGCCTGAATTACCGTCCCGGCTGCCGCCGTCATTACAAGATCAACGACAAATGATTCGGTATATGTCGCAAAGTCTGCCCAAAGCTGACCGATGGTAGACGCTGATATGTCATAATCCGCAGATATCGCTGTTTGTAATGTCGGTTGCAATCCCCACGACGCGTCCGCCAACTGAGTGTCTAAACCCCACGACGCATTATCGGCTTGCGGATCAAGGCCAAGGCTTTGCCGAGTAACGACACTGATTGCCGTGGCATTCGTATTGAAAACAACCACCGCAGTTGCGCCAGCCGTACACATCAGCGAAACGACCACATCCGCGCTGGTTGCTTTCCATATTTTTTGAGTATTGCTATCCTGAACATTTGTAATCGGATACGAAGCATCCGCTTCCGATGCTTCGATTGTGGTTGCGTAACTATTTGGATATAGAACTTTCATGTTTCGCTCACCGCGCCTTCGCCCTCGATAATGATTTGATCATTGTCGAAATCGTATTGAATAATCCGGGCCCGGATCCACATATCGGTTGAAACCACTTGAGATGTATCAGTCCATGATATTTTTTCACCCGGCGATGGAAGATCACCGATAAACGGAATCGCAAGCCGTGCCCGATCTTTATTTTGATATGTGATGATCAACGCAAGTGCCGCCTCAATTTTTGCCTGTTCGGTTTCAAAAGCGGTTTCTGCTATTTCGTCACCATAAAGATGTGCAGATTGCTGACTATACTCCCCGGCCTTTGCAATCGCGCAAGGCACGTTGTTGAAATAATCGACCGGAGATTCAACCGGCGCAAAATAATCATTCTCTGCCAATGTCCGCGATCCGTTATCGGCTGCCATGTCCAGCAGGTATAACGTGCTCCCCGAAATATAAAACATATGAGAGAAAAACGCTGTTAAATCGCTTAAAAAATCTATTCCGAGTTGCTCGCCGCTGGTCGTATAGTCAACCGTCGGTGAAGGATTGCGTGCAAGCGTGCTATCAAGCGTCAGATCCATTCTGGCAGCATTAACCATCCATGTTAGTGCGTTGACAAGGGTATCGTCAAAGGCCGTTGAATCAGGCAATACATAGCTATTTTGTGGGGAATAAATAGCATAATCAATCGATTCCCGATTAAACTGTGACCGATGCGCCGTGCCAGTTAAAAAATTAACTGCCGCCGCTTCCGTCGTTGCCGAGTACGCCATTGAAACCGCACAACTTACCGGCGGAGGCCAATCGTCTGCAAACAACGCCGGGGAAAGAGAATATCCGCCCATGTCCGCCCGGAAATATCCGCCGTATGCTTTGGGGATTCCCTGATTTAGCGAATCCATGTTGAAAATATGATTATAATACGGCGCAGCTAAATGTTGAGTTTCCGTTGAAATCTTATTGACAACCGCGTTTATGGTTTTTTGAACCAATAACATTAGTAGGAAATCCTTCTTGATCCAACCGGGCGTTTTGCCAGCTTGACCCGTTCAACATCCCTGATCGCATTCACTTCGGCTGCCCATTCAGACCGGCCGATCTGCAGAACTATTTTTATCGGACGTCCACTGTCTTGACCGCCGCCGGTTATTTTGCTTTTACGCACCTTATCCGCTTCTGATCGTGGGATAACGATTTCACCTGCATGCGTTCGACCACCCGCCCGGGTAAACCATGAACCGGTTGCATAGCCCGTGTCCGTATCGACATCGCCACCCTGCCCTGTACCGTAACCGCCTGTGTCTTGCCCTGAGTCTTGCCCTGAGTCTCCACCGTCGGTTCCAGCCCTGTCAGCCGCATCTCTTGCGTTATTGGCTGCATCATTCGCCCTGTCAACCGCGTCATTGACATTATTTTCGGCAGTTTCCATGGCATTCCCAAATGAAGCTGAAAAGTCACCGACATCTATACTTATATCATCAATGGCTGTCGTTGTAACTTCTCCAAATTCGCCAAGAGCGTCAGTCATTGAAGCACCGAGATCAAACGATGCTCTGTCCATCGCCTCCATAGTAGTTTCGATAGATGTTCCCATGTCCACTGCCGCCGCCGATATGCCCAGGCCCATGTTCATGGTAGCCGCTTCCAGATTTGACATGGCGCTTATGCCGTGCTGGGAAAATGTTCTGCCTTTTATTCCAACCTTATCAACTTCTAAACCGAAAGCTGCTGACATTTTTTCTGCATTTACTCCAAAATCTTTTAACGAAAATTCGACTTGACTGGTCGTAAACCCCATCGATCTAGCAAGCTCTCCAAAGTTTTCGTCTTGCAATGCTTGAACATCAATACCGAAGCCTGCATACGCCTCTTTATTTTTTTCAATAAAGCCGTCAAATATTCCGGTAAAATTAGCAATAGTTTGATCAACGCCGAGCGGATCTTCTTCAGTTCCAACTTTGTCGTGAAATGATTCTGCAAAACCAAGCCGCCCGCCTTTATATCCAAAAGAACTCTCAAGCATATCGCGTAATGGTTCTTTACTCCTGAGATTTGTAAGGTCGCCAATCGCATCCCCGAGCATGCCGATTACAGGGCTTAATATCGCCCCGATCGGCCCGCCCAATGTTCGTGCCAATAACGCCGGCACATCAAAGAAAGCGCCCCGGAAACCAAAGGCAGCCTTAAATCCCTCGGTCAAAAGTGCGCCAATCGCACCCGAAAAAGCACCAACACCGCCACCGCTCAAAGCCCCCAGGAGTGATGCAAGGCCGACCGTTTTGGTTATATCGTCCGGCAAGACAGGATCACCGGTAAATGGCTTGCCGCCCACTGTTGTTGCCCCGGCTGAACCTAAATTATTTCCACCGCTTTGGATACCACCAAAAGATCCACGCGAAAGATTACCGCTTGTAATTTGTTTTGATGCGTCAAGCGGCAAAACAATCTCCCCTCCGTGTACCATGGCAAGCTGTGGACCTTCCCCTGGTACGATACCGCCTTCTTGAAATCCAAAAATCTTCCCGATACCGCTAAGAATACCGCTTAAAATTCCACCGCCACCTGATCCACCGCCACCAAACAATCCGCCGCTAAATAATTTTATTATACTCGAAACAACCTTGGATGCAAGAAAATCCGTAAGCTGCCGTATCATCGCATCAATGAAACTTTTAAACACACCACCGAGTGACGTTATATCCCCTTTAATTACAGCAAAGAAACTTTCTGATAACGATCTTGATGCAACGCCGGCAAAATCTATGGTATTTTTTTCGATAGTTGAGTATGTATCTGCAAAATCCTGTTCTGCCAGACGGTTGCCGAGTTCAATAGCGTCAAGCATATCCGTCGGAAGATCAGTCAAGACGGCCCATGTTGTTGTGGCTTCGTCCTCAATGTCTTTCATGTATTGAGCCCACGAAATTCCCATAACTTCCGTGTCTATTTTTAATCCATCAGCTGCCATTTGAGATGCGGTTCGTATTCCCTTAAAGGCTTTTTCGGCATTCCGTTTCGCGTTTTTAAATCGAAGCTCCAAGTCTTTATCAAAAAATTTCCACCGTTTCATCATCCGATCAATAGCTGATTTCCAATCCGATGAAATACTGCTACCCAATTTGCCGAAAACATTCTTTGTATCTTTGGCAAACGTTTTAACATCCTTTATGACTTGTTTAAAATGTCCACTCGTTATATTATTATACGTCCGAAATGCCAATTCAAGCAGACGGCCCGTTTGATTCAATACCGCATAGATTGTTTTCAGTATTGTCTTAAATGATGCGCTAACAACATCAACTATATTATCACCCCACACAGTAAAAAAACCGAGTAAATCCATCCAAGCTGTTTTGATTTCACCCGGGGCTTCTACCAATTCGGCTTTTAAATCCTTTGCCTTTTCGGTGGCCGTTTCGGTTTCACCGCTTAAATCTTGCATAAATTTAATAGCCGCTAATGGTGGAGCTATAAGCAAGTCCCATACTATTTTTAACGCATCACCTAAAAGTATGGCTACGTCTTTTACTGTTTTAATATAGTCTTGTATTTTTTGCCTAATAAGTTCCTGATTCGCCTTGATCCATTTATTTACCCATTTAACCACATTGGATGCAATAGGTAAAAATTGATCGCCAATAAAGGCCGTGATATCTTCAACCATAGCCGTTAATTTTTTTACCAAATTGGCATAACTATCCGACGTTTTTGCAAGATCACCAACGGCTGCGGCTGATCCTTTAACCATAAGAGAATATGCCGCCTGTGATTTTTGTGCAGCATTTAATTTTTCACCTGTTTTGACCAACCCTAAATCATACGCTTCTTGCTTTACCACGGTTTCATTTAAAACAATTCCGTATTTTTTCATCGTTTCAAAATTGCCTACCAGCGCACTTTCCATGTCCGCCATAACTTGAGCCGTGGGAAGGTTGTTAAAACTACCCAGGTCTGCAGATAACTTAACAACCTCATACGACATCTTTCCGGCCGCCTCTGCATTCATACCCATCGGAACTAATAGGTCTTGAATCGATGATAAGTATAATTTGGATTCTCTGGTTGACATGGCATAAGCATCAACCAGAGTTCTCGACCATGCACGCGCGACGGCTTCTTGACCCTTAAACACCACGTCGAATTTACCGGTTGTTTCCTGAAGGTCAGAGGCAACATTAATAACCTTTCTCATGGCGTATACAGCCGCAGTTGCCGCCGCAGCCGCCGCAATACCGATCACCTTGAAATTGATACGACTAATCCGCTTTTGCATCTTGCCGGCGAAGGTGTCCGTGGTTCTAAGGGCTTTGTTAAAATCACCTTTTAAATGTTTCCGGTCACCACGGATGCCAACATATGCAGCACCTAAACTCGCGCCCATTATTTATCCCTATACAGCCGTTTAATATCCAGATCGTAAACCATCCGGAGAAGATTAAGACAACGCTCCCAGTCTTTAACGCCGCGTCGGTTCATCACCTCGAAAACAGGTATCAGGTTTAGATCAACCGGCCCGGATGCACCCATAATATGCTGATTGCGTATCATGTCGTAAATCTCATAGACTTCGATATTTTCCGGTAACAATTCCGGTATTTTTAAATCATCTAAGCAGTTTTCGCAGTCGGGTTCTTCTCCGTCTTCGTATGCGGCGTATGTTTCCCGGCAGACTTTACAGTCCGGCTTTCCTGAGATCCGCTCACAGTAGTCGGCAAATTTGATTCCTGATCCTCCGCCCGTTCTTTATCGCCGTCGACTTGCTTTTCCATGTTTTCACCGACAAACTGATTGAACTTAAAGATGCCGAGCATGATCATTTTATTTTCCAGGTTGCACGGGATCGGATTGCCGTTATCGTCAAAAATCTGCCAATCATAAATTGTGAAATCAAACGTCAATTCATGGTGCAGTTCTTCATCCGTTTCAACAAATTCAATTCGCTGTAATGGTGCCCGGTGATTAATTTTTCCGTTCTTTTTCTTCGGCTGAACATGCTCAAACTTTTTGGTATCGGTCTGCTTTTCGATCTCTTTTAGCGGATCACCGATACAAAGCCGTTGTTCAACCCATTCCCGCTTATCTTCGGGCATGGCCATTGCCGTTGCATAGTCAGGATAGTAAAACCGTTCCGCCGGATTCGTGTTTTTTAAGTCAAAAGGCATTGCTCCGTACTCCTATTTATCGTTATGGCTCCGTTAAAAGATAGCGCGGGAAGGCGTGCCGGAGCAAACACGCTTTTCGGTCTTGAATCCCCTATCCCGCGCGATGTGATTAAATAAGCCGCATATGGCCGGTCAGTTGTACGCTGAAACCGATTTTGCCGACGGATCCCAAGCTGAAAGCAATCGGATCAACCGACGTGATAATTACACTTGCAACTTCTTCCCCTTCCAGGAGGCCGCCACCGGCAGCTGTTGTGCTGTTCGGCGTGTAATAGGATACCGAGTCAACATAAAATCGAATGTCGGTCATTTCGACTTCGTTGATATGATACGACCGAAGTTCGTCCTGGCCTGTCGTATCGTCTTTTTTGTAATTGCCGTCAAAACTAATCGTACCCGGTCGCAGAACATCCATTTCATAGGTTGCTATCCCTATACCAAACTCGATATCCTCGACCGTATCCCTCGTGAATCCACTCCAAGTCCATGTTCCCATACCGAGCACAGAGACGTCGCCGATTGTTACCTTGCCGAAAAAACTCGCTTTTGATTCTTTAGCCATGATCCACCTCGTTTAATTTTTCGTTCTGTTTTTCATACAGTTTTTGATACAGTCGATATTGATCCATCCCAATTTCCTGAATTGAAAGATGAGATATATTAATCGACGTATCGACAAAGATATCATATCCGCTCCGCCTTAGTTGCTCGCAAAAATATATGTCTTCACCCTTTGTTCGACCCGCCGCAGTTTTGGTGTGCAGAAACCATGGCGGATCTATGTCAAGGAAAACTTTAGTATCATATAAAATACAGCCGCAGCCGGTCGCTGGTACTTTGACAGTTTCGCCGGCAGTTACGATGCGATCGATTTCATCATAATCCATATGGTAATGCCGACCATCTTCCGTTTCCCTAAGAAGAATTGGATCAAATGGAGGATACCGGCGATGAACCCGGGCACCTACCACTGGCTTATTGTGAGCCAATAGCTTTTTGATTGTATCCGAATCATAATAAACCTGATCCGTGTCCATCATCAATATGTGTGTGCAACCCTTATTCAACGCCTGGCTCACCAAATTGTTCCGCACAGCGTCATGATTACCCGGATGAATCGGCAATAAAATATCGATCTGAGGCATGCCCGCACCGTCGCGCATTGCACCGGTAATGTATTGGCACACGATATTCAAATTGGTAAAACAGAATTGGGCGTATAGGATTTCATATGTCACCGGATATGCCAGCGCCAGCTTGATACCCGTATAGCTGCAATTACGCATCCGATCTATTTTTCTTTTTAAATATGTGTTTTGATCGTGCTTTAAATTCTCTTTCGAATACGCCTTTTTTAATAGATCATCCATTTCATCGCCGGTATTAACCGGATGATCATGCTTGATTTTCGAATCGGCAGCAAACACCCACCGGCCAAGTCCATCCGCGATATCATACAACTCATTATCTCCAAAGCAATGCCGGTAATCAGTCGGGAAAAAGTTGCCGCCGGGTATATGCTCAAGCATCCGCTTGTCCGCCATCCAATGCGCCAAAGGGTTGCTATTTTTGGGAATAAGCGGATCATTAACACCGAATTTTGGCCCCTCGGTGTTTAAGCCGACCACGCCCCATCCGTCCAGCAGGGTATCCATGGCCGTGAGAGCCGCCAGAAGAAACCCCGGCTCCGGAACGGTATCATCACCCAGGAACATAACAAGATCGTGCCGTGTGGCCGCTGTGAGCTGTTTGACCATAGCCGGGCAGCCGATGCCGTCCACGTCTTGTTCAGTAACAATTTCATATTGATGCGGAGGGATACCCGCATTCTTGATGATCGCTTTTCGGCACCGCTCCGCTTTATCTGGTCGTACCACTGGAATTATAATCGATACTTTTCTCATTTTGCTCCGTCCTTTTTAGTTGGTGTTATAAATTCATAGTTTATAGTTGGTAAAAAAACTTTCGATATTCTATGCTGCCCTCGGTACTGATACACGTTATCAATTCCGGCAATAGTATCGCACGAAATAATCCGATATTTTAGGCAACCAAAGAAACCCCCTAACCGAAGCGCCACAAAGAATGATGCCATGTCCCATTTCAATCCAAGGCCGCCTTGATTGATTAAAATACGGGGATTATAATCAGGAAAACAGCAAGCCGAATCATTCATGTCAAGCAATAGCGTTGCTTTTTTCGGTCGTACTTTTGTCGGACACGGCCCACAAATCTCCCCACAACCAAGAGCACGGTCGCACGTAGGATTAGAGACTCCTAAGCGGCTATTTTTAGTTTTTACATACCGCCCTTTATCCTTTTGCATTGAATAAATCGGATTTAATAAATCAAGTTTTTCAACAGAGACAATAGCCAAATTCAACGCCACCACCGGACCATCAATAAAATAATCTTTGTTTAAATATCTAATCGATGAACCACTCCCGACGATGTTAATCGTTTGGCCATCATATTTTTTAAATAAAGATTTCATTTCTCGATCATAATGTCATATTCAACCGAATATTGCCAGACTGCCCGTTCCTCATCCCTTAAAAGTCGTGCCATGGTCCGCGTAAAAGTAATGTGCCGATACCCTGAAACGGTCAACTCACAGTTATCAAACCGTGCCTTTAGCTTTGTGTACAAATCATTGACTTGAACTCCTGAATTTTTGTCTGAAAACAAATTGAATTGAATAATAATATCATCCTGCATTTCGCCACCGAAACGCCATTCCGCAACATCGACCACCAGGAAGAAAACCGCGTATGGATAAGCCGTTTTTTGTTTAGCAAAAGTATTGCTCAACCGACCGCCGATAGCCGCATAGAAACCACCCGCAGTTTTCACAGCGTTAAAGTATGTCATCAGGCCGGTAAAGAGTTCTTTCATTTTCTGCTCAGTGTTTTAGCGATTTCGTTTTGAAACATTTTTTTAAACTTCCGTTTATTTCTCGCCAGCCCGGGCCGCAGGAAAGCGCGTGCTTTTATCGATGACCTTGGCCCGCTTCTTTTCGGAGCATGCGTTTGATATGATGTTCCCGGCGTGCCCAACTCCACAAATGGCGCATAGAACGGATCGCCCCAAGCACCTTTACCACCGACCTTGACAAGATATCCGCCATTCTTAAACTTGCTCTTTTCAACCCTAATAGACGCTTTTAATGATCCAGGCCGATTGCCCCATTTATCCTGCTTGCCGGTCTTCTCCACCGGACATAGCCGCCGCGCAGTTGCCGCCACCTTTTTTGCGCCTTCTTTTGTCGCAACTTTAACAGCGCCCTCGATGGCACGGATAACGCTTTCATCGTTCCATTCTATTCTGTAATTCGCTATTGGCATTACAGCGCACCCTCAAAAACAACTTCCCACGTTCTCCACTTATGGATCATATCAGCAACGTGATCCGGATTTTTACCTTTCCATGTCGGCATCAGCCCGGCTTTGCATAAAAACTTACAGACCAACTCAGAACACACCGGAAAACCACCGCTCGAAATGTACTTTGCAGCTGGCGGAAACAGATGGAAAAGCAAACGATGAAACGGATATATCTGTTTTTCGTGTTTCGCAATACCGCGTATTCCCTCGTCAAACGCCTCTTGATTCATGCCGAAATGCCGCCCGATGATCACCTGTTTGCCGGCATATGCGTCAAGTTTCGAATAGCGGATAGTCCACAAACTCTCAAAAGTGATTCCCTTTGGATTGCAGATAATCCCGGAATGACTATATTCGCTTTCGTTATCGCTTGACCAAAACTTTTGAATCTGATTAATCGCCCGGCCAAGCGCCATCGGATTGCGTGTGCAAAAAATATCGCCTGTCCTTAATTCAGGTTTCATGGTTTTGCCTCGATGTTCATTTGCATTGCTTTAACCCGTTCCCCGCATTCGGGACATTCTATGTCGTATGGCCCAAAATCCCAATCCCGTTTTATCCAACCACATGATGCACAATGATAAACATATTCTATAATGTCGGCAGTATCGACAGAAGTATTACCGCAGCCCCACCGATACTTACCGCCGCTACGATTAGCCATGATTTAAAGTTGTCGATCATTTACTATTCCTTGGCCGCCTTTTTCTTTTCCTCGATCTCTTTTTCTCGGGCTTCAAGACAAGTTTTTTCATCTTTAGCCGGATCATAAATGAAATCATAGTGTTCTTTTTCCAGCCATTCATAAATCCGTTTGATCGGAATAAAAAGGCCCATATGTGATACCACGCCTGACCAACCCATGGAGGCTATCATACTTGGGACCCCAATCAACGTACCGTCTGCGGTAAACATTGCACCGCCGGAGTTACCGAATATAATCTGTGCAGATGACATATCAAACGGGAGCGACTTGGCCTGTAACCCAATTCTAGTAATAAGCCCCTTTGAAAGCAATGGAGGCCACCCCAAGGAACAACCCGACGCAATGGATTCATCGGCAACTCTATATTCCTCGGTTTTGTCTTTGGCCGGAAGTGTTGCAATGTATTTCATTTTGTCATCAAGTCGGATTTTTACAATCGCCATATCCTCGGTTTTGTTATAAATCACCACATCAGCTTCGAGCTTCATCGTTCCGACGGGAGTTGAAAGATTCCGGTACTTAAACACCTCGACATAAACGATAGACCGAATCTCTTTTTTAATCTCTTTGCCGAGGTCTGAATCCCATTCATCAGCAATGCGAATGGCGCCGGCAATAACATGATGATTCGTTAAAATGTAGGTTGAATACTTTTCTGATTCGACCATGCCTGAATAAATGATCGTACCAGATCCAGAACTACTCCCGCACGAAACCCTTACAACCGGATAAAGGTATTTTTCATGGGCTTCTAGTCCGGTTAAAGATGCCACGCCGTACCACTCAAAAAACACACGATTAAAACCGCTAAAAATAGCCTTTTCATTCTTAATACTCCTTTGCCAAGATGTCTAAAATTACGTTACGTTCTTCAACGTTTATAATTGACACAATCTCAAAGGCTCTTGTACCGTGGTAGATTTTCATCGCTGGTAAAATTCCGGTCTGCCAATCGATCCGGATCCGGTGAGTCGTTTGCATTTCGAGCTGATCGGATTGCATCTGCTCCCTTGCCGATGCCGGCCAAATTGCAGCACGGCATGTTAAAAATGTTACCTCTGTTTCTGTCAACCCACCGATGCCGTCCGCAACTGTCGTCACGGTTTTAATTACGACCTGATGTCTTAAATCGCCCCGGCGGATTGGTATCATTTTGGATCATACTCCACATGGAAAATGTCAAGATTTGAATATTCAACCACGTCAAAATCAGATCCGCAAACATCAACAATATCCGACTTTGAAAATCCTTTACGTTTAAAATCGATTGCATCGCCCTCGTAATGACACGATGCCCGATTATGATTTCCTTCCCCTTTTGAAGTTATAAAAAAATCACTTCCACGAAACTTATAGAAATCAATCAACCGACCTTTGCACCGCCGCATCGATGGTGATAGCCGCCCGAGCACTCCTTGTTTAATCCATACCGTCATTTTTAAAACTCCCAAAGCGTTTTGGATCTGAGCAAGTTGCCGATCGTATCCAGCTTATTGACAGACACGTTAAGCATGGTTACCTCGCGGATTGAATACATTTCCGTAATGGAAAGCAGGATTGCTTGTTTGATCGTAGCTGGCACCGCACGGCCTACACAGGTCCATGTAATGTCATTATCGACCACTGTGCCGCCAATGGTACGCGTCCATGTCGGTTCCGCCGTGTCGGACGTGCCAGCACCACCGGCCTGATACACAAAGCCGTTTCCGGTCGTCGGCACGATATAATCATCCTCGGAATAATCTGTTGAAACCACATACAAGCTGCCCTGAAAGTAGCCACAAACAAATTGCACCTCAATCGGATTAGTCGGATAAAGCGATGCCGTCGGAAAACTCTTGTTGTAAGCCAGCACAACGGCCCCGGGTTCATCGTATGTGTCAACATCGTACTCAGTATCCGCCCACTCGGTTTGATCTTCGTCAGTGTCCGTGTACTTGATATGAGACACCGATTGAAGCTGGCCAAACAGAATATAAAAGCCCCGGGGAAAGTATCGATTCGGATCATTCCCGGCCCAACTATTAAGATACAGATTCCAAGTTTGCGATACCAGCCGACGAAAGGTTGCGTTTTCCGCAAAATAAACCGCTGTTAAGATTTGAGCATTCAACAAGGTATCGTCGGTGGTAAAAGACGGGTTAAGATTCAAGTGCGCCTTTGTTTCCACCAGCGATACCGGGTTTAATGCCGGTCCTGTTACGAGTTGAGTTTTCATTTTTTGCCTATTGCCAAATCTAAAAGCAGATCAAGTTTTTTTTCAATACGCCCCTGGTCGGTTTCGTACCGGTTAATGGTTACATAATCATCGCGGAAGCACGCGACTGTGTTTGTATTCCAAAGCTGAAAAACACCGATCATCGCTATTAAAAGCCAAACTAAATATCCTTGAAAAGAATCTTTTGAAAACTTTGGCATTATCGGCCTCCACTTAATTCTGACTTACCAAACCCTCTTCCCAGGCTTGCAATACCAGCCGTTGGACTTCTGCGGCGGTTAGCGCCCGTTCGTATATCAGGTATAGGGCGATTTGGCCATTGAGATAACCGGCAGGAAGCGATGTAACATTTAAACCCCCAATGGCGAGGGGAATGTGTGAATCAAAAAAAGATGCAGGAATAGCCCCCGTAGTTGTAGATGCCTCAACACTCCCATTATTATATATAACGCAAGTAGTTCCATTATAGACAAATCCAATTTGATTAAATGACGCTTGCGCTCCGTTTGCATATATAACGGCATCTGTTTTTTCATATGTTGTGTTAACCCCGTCACCGCTTAGATAAATCCATACATGCCCATCGTCTTTTTTATAAAAAAGCATGGATCTAAAATCGCCCAGGCTATTATCCTGTATAGATGAGAAAGTCTGATCAACGCCTTGCCCATCGTCCGGTTTCACTCCAAGAAATATATGGCTCTGGTCACCAGCCAGATTCGTGGTTCCGATGATTTTATATACCACATAAGATGCTGCCGTATCTGGTGATACCTGCGGAGTTGTTCTTCCTTTCCATCCCCGAGTCGTCAGAGCGTAGTCCGAATAAATATCAATATCGGTGCCACCGTTATTTGATGCGCCCATGTATCCGTATGAAATCCCGTTGTTCGTAGTAATAACTATTCGATATGATGCCAACCCGGCCGCCGGCGCTGTTTCCCAATCGCTAAAATCTTGCCCGGCATCACGAAACTCAGCCGCTCCAGCATCAGCCACAAATGTCATTGCCCCTTGATTGATATCGTAAGTTTTTTGAGCAATAAAATCAGAACCATCCAAATCCCAAACAGGATTGGAAGCATTCATTGACGAAGCAAAAGCGTATTGTTTTCCGACCGTATTCTGTTCGAAATCATTATCCTGTCTACTCCTATCCCGAATAGACGAAAGTGTTGAATGTAAAGGAAGTCCTGCAAATACTAACCCTGTCGGATTTACTCCTGCCCTACTGCTAAAGGCAACTCCGTCCCATGCATGAGCAACGGGAGCGAAAAGAAAAAGGCAAGTTAATAAATATACAAAAAGTTTTTTCATTACTTCACCGTAACCGCTATGGTGATTCCGATTGCATCGCCCGGATCCGCAAGGGATGTTAACTTTGCATGGATTTCGCCGGTTTCGTCGGCATCGCTAAGTGGAAAGCTGTCAACGATTCTAACTTCTCGGCATATTCCTTCATCAACCGCATGACCGTTTACCAGGGTTGTCACAACCACTGTATCGGCATCTGTGATCGTCACAAGGTTGACCGATTCAGCCGTACCACCCATGAGCCTAATCCAATCGTAAACAAGCAACCCAGCAGAGCTGTCCAAATCCCCGCCCGTTCCAGCCGCCGACCAAGTTCCGGTTTTAACTTCCGTATAAGTCAAATTGAAATAAATCGGTTTTCCGATCCGGTCCTGGCCGAGCTTTGTATCCTTTGTGAAAAATTCAAGCCGAAAGTTGACGTTAATATCCGCGCCCGGATCATTTACGCCATCAGCAAGATAGATCCGGATCAAGGTTGACTGAACATCATCCCCAGGCAGCCCGGTTATATCCAGCGCCACGGTTTCCGCAGCGTCAATATCCGGAAAATCATCAGTGATAGTCGTGCCGATATCGGTCAGACGCGCCACGAGGCCGGCAGGAGTGACAACCCTATCAGTTGCCGTACCGGTTATTGTCTCCGCGCCTGTGGCCAACTCAGATACACCCTCTGCCGATGTCAAGGCCGTTGCAACCCCTATCGTCGCCTTTGCGCCATTCGCCCCAGGAAAAACATCAGATGCCGCACCAGTTACCGGAGCCGTGACTGCCAGATCGCCAAGCATTGTAATTCCGAGCGTTAACGTATCAGCATCCGCCCCAGGAAAGATATCATTAACGCCCCCGGTGATAGGTGTGGTCGTCACCACATCGCCAAGTTTAAGGCCCGACCCGGTCCCACCGTCTACAACGGCAAGCGGTAAACTCGGTTGAGGGATTGAGCGCAAGCCGAGCGTAGACAACCCGATCAACACAAAGGTAAATATTGCGATTTTTAATGATTTCATATCAGCCCCTATTTTTCAAACGTCATTACGATGGTCCAGTCGGCGCTGGCCGTGACCTGATCGTCAACGTCCAGGGTAAGCGCACCGGTAACCAGCGGATAATAAAGCTGATGCGTTCCGGCCCTGGTCAAGTACATATCCGGCATACACTTTTTAGCCAGTGACTCATGGAGCAAGTTAAGCCCCTGGTATGCCGTTGAATTATCGATACTGCCGAGCAAATCGACCCCTGAAGCGTCGTAAACCAGCACGCTTCCCGCGTCCGGTTGCGTTCCGCCGACGGTCCTGAATGCTTTAACTTCTGTGAGATACCAACCCGTAATAAACAGGGTATTCGCCGCATTCGTTGCGGTATTCGGTATCGTTCCGGTTTCGCCGGCAGTTCCACCGATGCAAATAAATGTTATGATCCGCGAATGGGTATCGATAATCAATGGAGTTTGCGTCACCGTCCCGACCGCTCCAAATGCCATCACCGGCAAAAGAAAGCTGATTAATATTGCAATTAATGATTTTTTCATTGTTTAAATCTCCTGAATTTTGAGCCAAATATAGACAATGTCTCCACCATCCGACTCTGCCATGACCCTTGCGCTTATCCGCGTTCCCGGATTAAAGATAAAATCAGTATCAGCAGTCGCGGCAGTTGCTTGCCCCTTTGTGGACCCGACGATCATCTGATTAAAATAAGTTGACCCGCTATCCGTACTAAACCCGATTAAATGCTCCTGAGTTACCGCCAATTTAAAAGCATACCCAACGATCTTAAACGGTTTTGTCGCAGTCACAGCCGCCCGTAGTTCCGTATCGGTCCCAAATTCGTCCGCGTTTGCATGACCAGCAACAGGAGTTCCGTCAACATCTTCCGGGTATGCAGCTATTTTAAATTCGCCGCTAATATTATTATAATGATGATCACTTTGGCCGACGGTCGCATCATCAACATTTGCGGTATTATGATGAAATGAAATACTCTCAAAATGCTGTTCATTCCCGGCGTCAAGATCAAGCCCGGTTGCGCTATCACCAATATCGACATTGTAAAAATAATTTGAATCGGAATCGGTTTCTGTTATCTGAATACCGGTTTTGCATTCATGTATTTCAACGTGGCTAAATTCCGACCGCGCAACATGATCAAGCTTGATCGCGGTCAAGCGGGTTGTGCCATCCCCAAGAAAATGAGTATCCGAAACCTGGCCATGTTTTAACAGACTGGCCCCGTCGATATGCAGGGCGGTCCTCGTAATCGCACCGTCAAGATCCTCACCCACGAATTGACAATGGCTGACTCGAAAAGCGCCTTTGGTAATGATCACGCCGTTATTATCGGTCCCGAGATTAAAGTTTAAATCGATTAAAGAAACGTATCCGGTAAACTTTAGAATCGAATCGCCAGTATCGTTTTTAATTTTCACCCACGTTCGATGTGAGCCCTTGAGAATATAATTACCGGTCCATGTCGGATCGCTGGCCGTGGCTATATCGTAATAATCCGACCCGGTATTGATCCCGATTAAAATCAGTGTGAGTTCATTTGCATCCGTACTGGCCGCATCAAGGGCCCCTTGAATGGTTGTGTAAGCTGTGGTCCATGATTTGCCATCCGTGTTTGTTCCGTTCGGGGAAACATACAGCGTGTCGGTAACCGCCCGACCACTCGCCGCAGCCCCGGCGTTTTCTTGAATGGCATGTAAACGATACGCAACGGAATCGGGTTCCCCGGCAAGTCCATCAGACTTAACCTGGTCAAGCCACCTGTCTGCATAGGCGTAGGTGACGATCAATAAGACCGCCACCAAAACGCCTATTATTTTAAGTTTATATTTCATGGTTTATATCGGAATAACACTTGCGCCTTCGGTCAAGGCTCTCCAATACACGTGAATAACTACCGTTCCATCTGCCAAGTTTGTAGCACTTTGGGTAATTGCAATGTTATCATCATCAAGGATGTAGGTTGTCGGAGATGCCGCACTTTTCGCCGTGGTTGCCGATGTCCAGGTATCGCCACTTGTCATCGGAGCATCGCCGCCAGTAGCCGCAATCAACAACGTCGTGCTGTCAGCGGTCCCTATGGCAATGGTATCACTATGGCTTGTCAGCGTTTCAGTAACAGTTCCGTAAACCTTAACCTCGACAGATCCGGTCACGGTAAACAAATTGTCCGTATTCGCAGCGCCGTCAAGCTCAAACGTGGCTTCCGCATAAAACCATTTGCCATCCTCAAGCCATGCATTGTCGGGAGCGTCCGTTTTATCGCTTTCGACGATCTTATTACCAAAGGCAAGCAATGACCCCGGGTCGAAGATTGCACCCGGCACCGTCCCTGTTAGAATGTTGTCGTATGCATACCCGGTCGCCGCACCGCTTAACTGTACCGCATGGTCAGCAGCCTGAACATTCCGGATAAGATTGCTTCTGAGAATAAAGTTGGTCAGCGCCTTATCCGAATTGATAGCTGCGTCGGAATAATCACCCCATATATCATTGTTCTCTACCAGCAAGCGATTGACGATCCCGGTTGTACCGTCGATGAAGGAAGTGGCACCACTCTGCGTATTGTAAACCGAACAGTTTCGCACCGTCACCATATCCGCACCGGAAGCCAAGAGGATGCCGATGGTATGAACAAAGTTCCCGGCACCGGTATCTGTAAACTCGATTCCGTCAATTACCGCATAATCACCGCCGGCAAGAATCGAAATCGCGTTATCAGTCGCCGCTGTGGTATTGTAAAGCCGAAGATTTTGAATCGTCACCCCGGCAACCGAAATATCAATCGATGAGCTTGCATGATTAAAGGTCAACGTCGGCATTTGCGAGCCAGTCCCGAGCCCGATAACCGTTACGCCGATAATATTGGCGGTAATGGCCGCTGATACTGTTTCAGCATGCGCAGGAGCGACGAAAACAACATCGCCCTTGCTGGCCGTCGCATCAGCAATGCCGGCAGCAAGAGTGGCCTCTGCCAGCGCCCAGGTTGACCCATCGTCACCACCGGCACCGGTTACCGAATCGACATACCAGACATTTCCAACGGATTTGCCAGATGCCCGCATTCCGGATAGGATTTCTTCCGACATTCTTTCCAGTTGTGCAAAGTAGGAAAAAACATTGTCATCTTTAACCTTTCCACCATCACCGGAAAACAGATTTGCGTTCGCATCTGTACTGTTAAAGGTTGTATAGAGATTTCCACCGGATCCGTCATCTTCCCAACCGTTCGCACCCGCCGCGTCGACCATCTGCATTACGGTCGTAATTGCATCGATCCGTTCCTGAATTTTCGCCGCGTTTCGATCCGGAGCCACGGTCGTATCAGCCCCATTTTGGCCCAAGGCGTCCACAAGGGATACATTCGAAGCCAAAGCCGTTCCGCCAACAAAATCACCATCGCCAGACGCAATATATTGACTTATGCGATATGCAAGCGAGTTGGTAACCGGAGTCGCCAACGCTTTTTGATATATAGAAACCAGTTCATCCCTGACAAACAAAACCTTGTCATTTTCGGCAAGGGTCGTAACAGCGCCATGCGTAACGGCGCCGGTCGTTGTGTTAAAGGCTGAAATGTCAACCACGTCACCCTCGGGAGCCGCATTTCCGCCGTTAGCGTCCCATATAACGATCATTGTCCAACCGTTTACAAAGTAATTCGTACCCAAACCGATCAAAGCGGAATAGCTTGTATGAGTCGTGTCGGTTGCGGTCGTTACCGCAGCAACGTAGCTCATACCGGAAGGCACTGAGGCAAGAATCGCGTCCAGGTCAATTTGGTCAAGAATCCATTGGTCGTACATGGACACGTCGCCCATTTCGGAATCAGTCCCAATTTTGCCATGAATGCTATCGGTGGTCGCATCGTCTATTGCACCGATACTGCCAGCGCCGGCAGTTGACATGACAACCGGAATGGCAACCGTATCCGCCGTAGTGTCATCATCCCATAACACGTTGCTCATGGTCATGCTGCCCGGATCAACAGCAGTTCCCTGTGCATTTGTCCGCACCAGAACATCTATAATCTGACCCGTTGCGGTCCCTGTGACAAATTCAAGCGCATGCTGATCATTGGTCAAGTTGGTATACGTTCCGCCCTGAATAAGCCATTCCAGATCCGTATCGTTTGACCAAACACACGCCACCCCAAACTCACCATAGATGTAATTGTCAATGAGTTGGATATTCGTGTTTACACCGTTCCCGGCCTCTAAAAAATGAGAACCGCCGGTCGCGTCCGCGTTATAAAAAGTGCAGTTCTTAACGGTCATCCCGGATACCAACGCTTCAAGATCTATCGCGTCGATAAACTCCCAGGAACTCGTTGTCGGTTCCGGAAATATACAGTCCTCCAGTGTAAATCCAGTACCAGCAGCCTCAACCGCAATACCGATCTCGATCGCATGCACCCCGGCAATGAACTGGATATTCTTGACCGTAACATTAGCCGCACCGATTGCAAAGGTCGTATCGGTATCGGAAAACGTAAACGACGGCCGATTTGCGCCAACGCCCAGGCCCTCAACCCGCAATCCGGCTTTATCGATATCCACCAGATTTGCAGCGGATCCGCTTTCCGCATGGCCCGCCGCAACATAAATTACGTCACCGTTGCTGGCCGTGGTCAAGCCGATTACATAGTCAAGGGTTGCCGTAGGGCTTAACGGGTTGCGCCCGTACCCGGCGCCATCGGTTCCGGTCCCTGAATCAACATACCAAATATCACCGGTCGTTTTTGACGTATCGATTACGCCGTAAATGCCGCCCGGTTGCTTTTTCGTAAACAACGGCGACCACTGACCCGCAGCGAGTGCCATGGGCGCTGTCAGCAAAATCATAATCGCTATGAGTGACAGAAATTTGAGCTTTTTCATTTTTATTTCTCCCCCTTGGCCGCTTTTCGCGCCTTCCGTTCGGCTTTTTCAGCCTTGGCAAGCAACCGGTCAGTTTCCACCTTGCGAGCCGCTAAAAACTCCCGGTCCGGCTTGGCAAGTCCGTTGACCATCCATAAATAGGCACGGTCATCAGACACACCGACAGTCGTTCCGGCACAGTGCCCGCTAATTTGTTTTAAAAGTGTAACTTGCATTTTATCCTCCGGTTAAATCCTTGCAATCGATCTGCCAGATTAATCGGTTATGAGCGACGGCGGATTATTAGACTGATAAAGCATATCGGGGTAATACATCACCTCGATATAGTTTCCAGCATTCCCGCCGCTTGATCGGAACTGAAAACAATCGTACCCGTCAGAAAATTTTGCTGGATCAAACCCCATCACCCAAATCTGATCAAGTTGCGTCGCCGCAGCGATTGTAAAGGTGTATGCGTCAGTTGCCCTGGTTAATCCGTCGATAGTTGCCGTGTCAATGTTGTACCAGATTGGACACGTCTCCGTAATTGCCGCTGTGGTTCCGCCAGCTACATCAGTGCTTTCGTTCCAGGTTATAATCAAGTCATTTGATGCGGACCCAGCACCGTAAAAATGAAATACAGCCCACAGCATCGATACGTTTTTCAATGAAATAATTGCACAGGTATTGTCCATGGCATCGGCGGATCCCGGTTCGTGCGCCTGTACCGGGGGAAATCGTTCCGGAAAAGTTAAATCGTTCATTTTCATATCTCCTGTTTAAAACATTTTAATTTTTATCAATCAATCCGAGATTACTCCCGAACAGCGACTCTTACAAACGGGGAAACCGTTGAACCGGCCACCGAGTTTTTAAACGGCGTGATCGCTGAAACGTCCACCGGACGCCCATCAAAGTATGAGGTGAACCGGAGCGCAATCTGGCCGTACTCAAATTTTACATGGATGGAAACGGCCTGGAGAACATCGCCCTTGTCGGCCACGATATATTTTGAAAAATCGGTCAGCCAGATATCGCCGGCGGTTCCGCAAACTTCCGCTTGTTCGATTGGAATTGCCGGATAACCCCAAATAGCGCCGATACCATCGGACTTCCGGGGAGGCGTAAACAGTTTGGAAAGCTCGCCGCCGGACCCCACATCATAGGTCATCTTCATGAGCTGGCTAAAGCAGTTCCGGTTATAAAAGAATGCCGGCTTTCCGCCGCTGTTAGGCTGGAACCGTTCGATCATCTTGAGAATGTTCTCTGTAACGATGGTCAAAGCTTGCTGACCGGTTTCTTTGGGAATACTGACCTTACAGTCGGCATTCATGATGCCCTGGGCTGTACCGGCGCCTGTACCCTCTATAACCTGATCCTGTTTCTTCCATGCAAACTCGTTTTCAAACAACCGCCGCACTTCCTGGCCGATGATCGGAGCGTTCATGTTGATTTCTTCGGAAAAATAAATCAAGCCGGTCAGCTTTTTGGGCTCGATCCGCATTTTCTGAAATTTGGTCATGCTGGAATCGTATTCTCCGAGTTCCGCCTCTGTGTAAACACGGATGCCACCCTGCCGACTATCATCCGCCCGGCTGGTTTCGTCAATGTCAATGAGTTCGGCCCACGCTTCGCCGGCGCCCAGGGTAATCCGTCGGCATCTTGATAAAACTTCGGAGTTGTTAAATCCACGGTCCATGATTTCGACCGCCGTTGATCCGGTAAGGAACATACCGCCCTCGGAAGCAATGCCCTGCACCTGGCCGGTTCCGGCTGCCCGAAAATCCGGCTGATCTTTTTCCAGAAGGGTAATTTCCCGAGTTCGGTTCTCGTTGTACCGTTTTTCCGCCGCCTTCCTTACCTCATCGCTCTGGTTGCGCTCACGGTTTGTCATCATTACAATGGTATCACGGATTTGAGCGGTAAGCGCCCGAGTTTCATCCCCTCGGTAAATCGGGTTGTCCGGCACGTCCATATTGCTCGGAGGCGGATCGCCATCGCCACCTGGATCACCGGCATCGGGTGGATCGTTGATTGACCGGTTTGCAAAGGCGTCAAGCTCATTTGCACGTTCTTCGGTTTCGATCTGAACTTTCAAGCCCTCACATTCAGAAATGACGGTTTCGAGATCTGTTCTTTTTTCGTCGGTCATTTCTTCCGGCTTAATCGCTCGCAGAGCCTTCATGCGCTCAATAGCTTTCTTAAGTTTTTCTCGCAATTCTTTTAACATTTTACACCTCGTATGATTTTGAAATTGTTTGAAGGTTTCTGATTAGCCGGAGGTTCGCCTCCGCTGTTTTATCTTCGTCGCGGTTCGCCGCGTTGAATACATCCTTTGACCGCTTTGCAACGGTCGTGTCCGGGTATGCTGGGAACGTAACCGGGCTAACGTCGAATATTTCTTTAACTTCGATGATAGTCCGGATTTCCGGTTCACCTTCGTTTGCCGATGATTCCCACTTGTCCTGCTTCACGGTAAACGCAAAGGATTGTTCCTTTACATCGCCCCGGTCGATGGACAACATAAGATCACGCGCCCATTGCGTATCCGGTGGCGTATTTTCCATGTAAAGACCCCTGGCACGTTCCCGCAATTCCAGCGTGCCGGCAGATTCACGGCCCAGGACAAAGTTCGAATCGTGATTCCACAATGCCCGGGCATCAGAAGTTTTCAGCGCATTCTTAAACGCACCCGGCTTAATCTTTTCCCGAAACCAGCCAAGATCATCAGATAGCGAATTGAACACCGCCGCGTACCCGGTAATCTTCGGGGGATTATCGCCGTCACGACTTACCCGCAGTTCAGATGCCGCCAGCATCCGTACTTCTCGGATTTCTTCCTTATCTTTTTTCATAGCCCTGCCTTTTTTCCTTATCCATCATGGCGTTTTCCCGTTTCCGGTCATTCGCCGCTTGAATCTTTTCGGCCCTGGTCGGTCGTCGTCGCTCCGCTCGCTTTCCCATATCACCCCGCAGTTATAAAACAGTCGCAACCGCCATGCAGTTGCGGATATTTCGTTAGCCCATAAATCGGCATCGGATCTTGGCCCTCGACTTCTATTTCGGTTCCGGCTTCGGCAAACGCTTCGCCCCGTTTAACCGCACGACCGGCAAGGGATTGACAGTATGGGCACGTTTCCGGTCCCCGAATAGCCCACACGGAACGGAAGCCGCCCGAAAAGAAAGTTGAGGCCGCAACCATACTGGCCATCGAAACCGTTTGCCGATTCGCGACCTTGTCCGCTCGCTTTTCATGCCATTCATCAACCCGCGTTTCAAGCTCTGTTAATTCGTCACCGATAAGCGCCACAAGCTGCCCGCGCGAGGATCCAACATACTGAGCCGTGAATCCGTCAATATATTCCCTGATTTCGTCCTCAAGTTCCGGGGTCAACCCAACATCAGCGCCGATTTCAGCAGCTGCAGCTTCTTGGATCGATTCCGCAAAGCTCCGCATGGTCGGGCCGATGGTGTCGTTAATATATGTCGGCATATCCCGATAAAAATTGTCCAGCCAAGTTTCCATGTTCCGTTTAGCCCGATCTTTGGACTGTTTATCCACTTCTTTTTTAACGGCAATGGATTCCCGATTGATTATCTTTTGTGCAGCGTCACGGAAAAGCGGATAAAACCGTTTTGATACCCGATCCCGCCCGCGTACAGACTTTAAGGCCGTTGCTCTAAACTCAAGCGCCCGAATACTTGCCTGTACGGGAACGGGAGGAGGTTCGCGTGGCTCACCCACCGGCACAAAGTTTAATGGCACCATACCAACATCACCACCCTTGACCGGATTTTCATCATCACGGTCAAGCATTATATTTAACGGTTTGCCCATCTGCCAATATCGTTGATCGATTTCGGAACGTGACTTGGCATCCGGGCGGAGAAGCGCATCAAGATTGTATTTCCAAAACCAACCGGCCCGGCGTTTTTCTTCAGTCAATAATTGCATATTGAACGATTGTTCATCGCGCACGGTCCAGCCCGATAGGCAAGAATCAACATAGGCTTTATTCTGTTGCTCAGTGTTGTTGTAGTTCGCGCCTTTGGTAAAAATCCCGATCTTTGCAGGAGGCACGCGATTAATTCCGCAAATATCTTCACGCGTCATCTGCATCATTTCGAGCAGTTGTGCATCGGCAAATTTAATATCGAATGGAACAAATTTACCGTCATCTTCCATAACCATCGGGCGCCGTGAGCCGGTTGAACCCGTGCCCATGAACCGCTTATCGACAGCTTTGGTAAATGTCTTTTTATTGTTTCCCAGTGACCCCGGAAACGTAAAAAATCCAGCCGGTGAAAATCCTTGCTTGTAATATATGGCCTCAAATTCTTTTTGACTCAGGCCAATGCCGATAGAATCCCGCGCAAAGTTTTTAATGACCGATTCACCGGACAATCCGTCGAAACCAAACCCGGGAACATGCAGAATATCTTTTGCCGGTCGATCTTTTATTTCACCTTGGATTTTATACACAAGCGGTCCGCGTTTCCGGGGGTTTCCGTATCTATCTTTTTCGGTCCAGCCTTTGCCGCGCTTAACCGTTACCAGTTCCGGCTTAATTGGCCACAACGCTTTTATACCCATGCCGGATCGCTCAATAAATGCAAAATAGTTACCATCTGTCATTATTTGGCCCTGGTTGGTTTCCCGCCATGTAAACGAGTTCATGTCCGGATTTGGCTGATCTTTTAGGAGATAATAAAGATCCTCATCGGTTGCATCTTCGGACCCACCGCCTTTTTTTGGCCGTTTAAGTTTCAGCGGTAATTTTGCTTTATCCGATGCAACCAACATGATACAGGAAGCCCACGCCGCAAGTCTCATGGCCGTTTGTTGATTTACAGATTTGCCGGATTCGGAGACACTGCCACCGAGTCCGTACCAAAAATCGTCAGTGACGGTTAAACTGCCACCGCCTATGACTTGGCTTCTGAAACCTTTCGAGAAGATACCCACGCCTGTAAAATCCCCACGCTAAATAGCAACGATCCGACCGCCAGCAATGCCCACGGCAGCCCGTACAATAAAAAAAGGCCCACCCCTATTGAAGTGAGCCCCGAAAAAATCAGAACGTCCGGAAAATCGATGCTTGTCACATTTTAAATCGCGATTTAAATTAATCCAAAAAAACGTCAGTTAGCTTAAAGGGATTTTAAAGGATTTTCAATGTGCTGTCAAGTGTTTATTTTTACTGTGTATTGTTACACAGGGCGTTATCTATAATCATTCGATATTGTTTATCATTCGTGCGGATATAACAAAAAAGCCCGAATCTTTGCAGAATCGGGCTTAAATCGTGCGGATGTTTGGTTAGATTAACGAGCCATTGCGCCAATTATTACAAACTCTGCCCTTCTGCGCTCAACGTCCATATCTTTTTTTATCTGTTCTTTGTTTGGTCCAAACAGGCTACAATTGCAACAAATAAAACCAGCGTGGCCGAATGTTTGCGGATCGATGAACTCACTACCAGATAAAACACCCGGTATCGATTCATCGATTGGATCACCACATTTTACACAATATTCTGTCATATCAAACTCCCATCATTCCCTTTAGGTTTAATATTAGCCCGCATTAATCGATCCAGCGAAAGCAGGATGCCTATGATGCCGTCGATCCGGCCCTGACTGGTGGACTTGTCCGGTTTCGTCTTTCCTGCCGGCCCTTCGGTTACTGACACGTTATCAGCCATGTGTCGCAATATCGGATTACCGCCGTGGTTCATATGGTTTTCAAGTAAACGCCGCTCAATTTCCAACATCGGCCCGGCCATCGACTCATAACCCATGCCGCACGGAAAAACCTTCGGAGCCTTTTTGTTCCCGCCGAGTTCTTCATCAAGCTTTTGCGAAAACTCGTAACCCTGAAATAGCCGATCTACCGAAATCGAATCAATATCAAAAACTTTCGCATCGGCCACAATTTGAGCCCGGACAAAAGCATAATCAATTGCATCGCCCGGAGTCGTCGTTAAATAGCCCTGCTTCTCCCAGGCTTGATACTGATCCGCATACTTATTGCTCTTGTCATACAGCCGCACTGAGGGGCACCAGACACGTATCAGGATGTCAACCAGATCCGGCACAACCAGATCCGGAAATAGCATCACCCACACCGTTAAATCCGATACCGCCGATAAATCGATACCGCCCGTACACCGCCGGCCTTTTAATTTCGATTCGTCAATTTCCCGGGTATAATTCCGGTCCCATAATTCAAGATCGATCCACCGGCTAAACTGTTGGGTCCAGATATTCATCCGTTTGGTCAAGAAATTATTTTGTGCGCTGACAATCTCCTTTGCAATCTTGCATTTATCCCGCACATCCTCGATTTTTGTCATGTATCCGGTCGGGCGCCCATTTGTGTCAAGACTGTTCGGCAAGCCCGGCTCATTTGTTCCACAAAGCCCCGGCATAGGTTTGACCCACTTCGATTCGTCGGTCCAATCATCCTCAACCGTGCCTTTTTTGCCGGCTTTGGATTCTTTAACGCTGACCAGCTCCGCCCAGTCTTTTTTAACGTCCAGTGTGTAGATTATTCCAAAAAAAGAATCATCCTGAAATGGAACCGGTCCAGGATCAACGACGCCTTTTAAAATCTTAGTCAAATATTCGCGCCGACTATAGCAGATTCCGGACTGATCAAACCCTGACGTTGTAATTATCAAAATCAACGGCTGCGAACGTGAACCAATCGAATCGACCGCCAGATCATAAACTTTCGGCGTAGGGCTCGCGTGCAATTCGTCCAGGGCGCAAAAGTGAGTATCTAAACCGTCAAGGGATTTCGAATCGGAAGCCAGCGCCTCGCACTTCGACCATGTGGATTCGATGGAAAGATTATAGACTTTGTTCGAGTTTGGATATTTAATCAGCGGAGCAAATATCGATGGCCGTGTCAGATTTTTAATGTTTTCCCAAACAATAGCCGCCTGATCTTGCTTTACGGCTGCCGTGTAGCATTCGGCGCCATCCTCACCATCAGCAACGAAAAAATAAGCGCCCAGGCCACCGGCAAACGTAGACTTCGCACCCTTCCGACCCATTTCAACGTATGCGGTTCTGAAACGACGCGTATCGTCCGCACGCTTCCACCCCATAATCACCGATACGATAAACTGATAATGCGGCGCCAGCACGAACTCTTTGCCTTTGTAGTCCCGCCCCTTCCAAAGCCTTAAATGGGAAAAGAAATCAAGTGCATGGTCTGCCGCGTCATAATCAAAATATAGCCCGCGCTCATGGCCGTGTTTCAGATCATCAAGTTGCCTTTGACATGCAAGCTTGACCCATTTACAGGCAAGGATATTTCCGGCCAGAACATCCTTTGTGTATTTGGTTGATACGTGGTCAGCCATTAAAAATAATCTTTAAAATTGTGATGATAACTTCTAAAATTACCATGGTTAATCCTGTTTAGAATTACTTGTGAGTTTCATCCATGCATATGGATCATAGCCTTTATTGTATAAATCGCACTCACACTCCCCATCGCCCCATATCATACGACATGCGCAATGGCGTGAATGTCCCTTTGCCTGAAAATGTTCTATTTCGGCCAAATCCTCTTTGTGCATGGTTTCAAACTGTTTAATTTTATCGGGTTTCATATCAATCCACCTTATACGGCTTACCGCCGCGTTTCATAAATTCGGCCAGCGGATCCGCTTTATCTTTTCCGTCCGGTCGCGTTTTAATCCCGGTCCTCGATGAAGCTGTCAGCCCAAACTGCTTTAAACCGTCCATGCACCGCCGCCATGCATCGGAAGCGATCTTGACCTGTGGGTAAATCTTCCAGGTTATTTGCGCCGGCGAAAGAACAACTTTACCGTCAGTGTCGATCATGGCCTTTTCCGGTTCATGTTTCTGGATATACGATTGCCCATGCTCGCGGATAAACGCCCGGGCTTCCCGCCATTCGGAATACGCATCGGCCATAAGCTCCAAAGCCTTTTTATCCGCTTTGGTTATGACCTTCATGTCGTCAAGCAGTGTGCCGACTTCCTTAAAGAAATATTTGGCCTTGCCGTCCAGCCATGCCGGTGTGATCGGAATGCCGGTTTCCGGTTTAGGCTCTTTTTTATTCGGCTTGCGCTTGCCCGGGTTGCCGTGCAGCTTCTCAAGTGCCGATGGTTTCTTTGCTGGTCCTCGCTTTCCCATGATTAAAACCTCACTTTAAATCAATAACCCTTATTTGTCGTTATCGATTCTTTCCACCTCAATCCGGGTGGCCTCCTTGTGAAAAGTCAATGTAACATCTTCGGCTTGACCACGATTATTAGTTTTCGGAAAATCACTTCCAGATATTAACATTATTGATTCTCCATCAACTGGAAGGCCAGCGCGATTAAACGATGGAGTAATTTCCTCAATTTCCCAATCATTGGGAAACCTTAACGCATCCTGAATTAATTTGTTTGTAATTCTAATATAACCTTTTCCCATTTTAAAATCCTCGCTCCGCTAAACTTTGAAAACTTGCGGATACATACGTTTTGC